TTGTTGCAAAAATATCACCATGCCACCATTAGCAGGCAATGTTGTAGCAGAACTTGCGAGATTAGTACCTGATTGGTCAGCCAAGTGACAATTAAATGTCACAATTAAATCTTGTTTTCCGTCTTTATTTAAATCTGCTAATGTAACACGAGTACCAGTTAAGTCTCCGCACATTTGGGTGAAGTAGGGACTTAAGTCCGGCATCGATAATGAAGTCGGAGAAAATAAACTCACTGGAGTTGGTGTGGGTGTTACTCCACCAGTGCCGCCGCCACCCCCGCATGCTGTGAGAATCGCAGCGGATAAGATTACAAATAACTTACGCATGGAAAATCCATAGAGTGAAATGAAGATGAATCATATCACACTATGGATTTTATGTCAAGTTGATTATCGTTTTGGAGCGTTTTGATTGACGAAACCGTACAACTTTTCAGCAGTTTCCAAAATCTTTTCTAGACCAGGATACTCAGGCATGCCAACTGTAGTGACCATTTGTCCTGTCTTTTCATCACGCGATGAACTCATTTCCCAGCCTGCCCATTTGTATTGGAACTCTTGTCCAACTAGGTCCTTAGCCATTGATAGAATGTCGGTACGCAGTTCGTAGCCGTTTTTGTTGAATTTAACTTCTGGTAGTTTTGGTGTGTTATCTGTCATGATTTTCTCCTGTGTGTAGTATAATATGTTTATGTGTGTTCTACAATCATTTCGGTAAGATTGATGTAGTCCACAAATCGGTCAGTTTTTTACGCAGTTGACCAAACTCGTCAAAGATTTCTTTTTGTTCTTTGAACAGTTGCGTATTGGATTCTATGAATGATGGTTCAGGCACTTCAATTGATGTGATGCGTTCACCATCACCATATCGTCTTGTCTTTAATTCATTCTTTAATGCTAGATGTTGGATGACTCTGTTGTTCTCGATGCATCGCATATAGACTTCACTGACATGATGAAACTTAGCCCACGCTAACATTTCTTTAATCAGCATATCGCCTATACCCTGACGTTGAAAATTTACATCAACGCTTACAGCAAGTTCCCATGAATCATCCTCGTTTCGTGCCATGTGCCCCCAGCCAACACGCTCTGCATCATCACGAGCATACCATAGTTCATGCTCAGTTGGATGATACACCATGTCCAAGATTAACTGATCAATAGAGTGATTACTTGCAGGGTATCCGAACCTAGATGCTTTGTCTTCGGGTGTCAGATTCTTCAAGTGACGACTATAATCGTTGACCTTGTAGATGTTAGCGTGATGGACTTGCATCATGATATGAAGTTCTTGTGCTTTTGTTCGTATTCTAAAGCAAAGCGTTCTACATCAGCGGTGTTTTGTGGGTTACGACTTGTGATGTAAGCCTCTAACTTAGAACCATAAGATTGTTCAGTCAATAGACCAGTCATAGGAACGATAATTCCTGCGAAGGCCAGTACCAACAATGAAAATAGAACGGAAATCATTTTACTTAGCCTTTTTAGAAGCAGGGAAGTAAGATTGAACAGTCTCAAAGAACTTTACATATGGTGTACGATCAGTGAATACGTCAGTGATTTGTTTTTGAGCAGTTGTACCAGCAGTGATTGCTTCTTTAGTGTACGCTGTTTGTGCATCAACGAAACCGTTTAATGCCTTTTCAATGTCTTTGTTAAGAACGAAAGTAGAAACGAATTGCTTTTTAGCAGATTGAATGCCGTCGACGGCTTGGAACGCGAATTGATTAAACATAATTTTCTCCTGTGTAAGTGTGTTTAAATTGAGTTTTTAAATAGAACTCATAACTATTTATACCTCTACAGACTTTTTATAGTTTTTCAAGGCTTTCTCTCTAATAAGTCGTAATTTGAGTTGGACTTCGTCTGATATTTCCATATCATCTATTTCATCACGCAAAGCATTGAATTCCTTGCGTCTGTGATAGATAGTGACTAACTCACAATCATCAGTATCATCTTCCTCACCATTGATGAGGGCTATGACATGATGTGGATTACTTCTTAATAGTTTTGCTTTTGGGACTTTTGCGGGGTGCAGGCTTATTGTCCTGCGTATGATCTTTCTTTTTAGCCAAAATCATGTCACCCTCTTTAACTGGTTCAGCTGGTTCAGCAGCAAAGCTAGTTAAACAAAAGCCTGCGATAACAATTGCTAGTAACTTCTTCATGGTAATCTCCTTATATAATATATAACGCTTTAGCCATGTATTTAGTTGACTTAGCCTCCGCGACCACTTCTCCGAACTACGCTACTTCCACCAAATCCCTTCGAATTACCTTTTGGACCTGTTGTTTTTGGTGCTTTGCCCATGCCCGGGTGTTGTTGATTATTCTTCTTGGCTTCATTAGCTAAGTTGATGAATGGGTTCTTTGATTTCTTTTCTTCTGTCATCTTTGTACCTTTATTGATTCTAAATAACTCTCAATGTCTCCGTATAGTGTCATCATCATAGCGATCTTGCTATCGTACAATCTAACGAATGGTTCGAGTCCTTCTTTTTTATTTACACTGAAAAAGTAGGGGCATTTTAATTTCGTGTTACATTCGTTCAAGAATGAATACCAAGTAGCATGTTTTACTTTGATTGGGCAATTATAGAACTCTATGCCCGCTTCTTGAAACTTCTTGTCACCTAATGGTGTTAACCGCAAACCACGACCACTCATAGTGGACCACCATGTACGAATGAGTTTTTCTACTGGCTCGTTTTCGTAAGGTAATTGTTTTAGTACAGCTTCTGTTATCTGTATTTTAGTTGGCTTGGTCATCAGGATACACCACTCTACCACTGTTCATGAACACTACTGTGAACTTGGTGGTCTTGAATTGTGTATTTAGTTTCCTGCACAAGTTACGCGCATGTCCTGGATTACTGAAGCTAGTCTTTTTATACTTAGGTGTTGCTTCACTGTCCAAGTAGTGTTGACTCTTTAAGTTGATTGGTTGACCGTCATAGAACACTGCCCAGATGCCTGATGCTTCCACGATTTGATCACACTTGTAGGTGTTCTTATCTACAAGTTCTAACAAAACTTTGGGCTGTGTACGACTCATTAAAACTTCCCACCTGACATGACCACTTCAATAGTAGGTTCAGGCTTTTCCTTCTCACTTGTATGTAAGTCTAATAGTAATTTGCTTACCTCATCGCGTAGAAATCTCGCTTCATCAATGGGCATAACGACAGTAGTTTGCTTTTTACTGTCGGCTAAGGTAACCCTATCAATGAACTTCTTTATCTGACTCATTTGTTATTTAGTGCGGATGTAGCGTCCTGTTCAGTTTTATATGGACCAGAGAACTCATATCGTTGAACAAAAATGTACTTTGGACAGAACACTACTTGAGGTTCGTTCTGATTTAATACATACCAACCGGCGGCATGATAGCATTTGCTTTTCGGTGTCTTAGTAAAGATGTGAATCTTTTTCTTTAGATCCAAAACATTGTTGTATGTCTTACTAGGTGTAGGATAACTACTCAGTGGTGCTACTGGTTTCTTTTTGTCAATGTGTTCAAATTCAATCTTGACTTGCTTTTTGATAGCGTTGGTTGTCTTGTAATGAGTTTTGTTACCATTCAACTTAACAGAAAATCCACTACCTTCAGCAAGCACATTGCCTACTTTTTCTGTACCGTCTGTGACAATCCAAAACTGATCTTTAACTACTGGTTTTGCGATAAGTGGTTTATTCATTGGTTTCCTTTGTTAGTTCACACACGAGCATAAAGTGTTCGTATGCTTTTTTAACTGATGGGTATTCCATTAGTTTATGTGCTTCTTGTATCATAGCCTTGACACCTTCTTCTGCGACTTCACGCATACTGGCCCGTTCAAGATACCTTGCATCATCTCCGAACACTTCTACTAGATTTTCCCATGCGGCTTTTTGTTCTAGTGTAAGTTTTCGATTACGGTCTTTGCTCTGCATACGCAACTCACTGGCTTTGACTAATGTGTCAGAGATAACATCCTCAGCAACACGACCAGCTGCAATCATAGCGGCATAGTTAGGATCAATATGGAATCTGCGTGATTTACCACCTGGATAGCATGACACCAAATGATCACCTTTGGGGAAACTATCCAAGTAATCTGAATCGTATTCAGCAACGGGCACATATCTGCGCCCTTTCTTTTCGTAGTAAATCTTTTTCATTCTTTTAACGCATCCCAAAGATATTCGTCATCGCGCATGTGTGCCACAGGCTTCAGCCAACCTTTATTATAACATTCGATAATAACATCTTTATACCGTTGTGGGCATTTATTATCAATCTCAATACTTGCGCGTGGGAAAAGATTTAGCCCTTGTTTAATACGAAACAACGGGTCGGTTTGATCAACCCGTTTAATCTTGTTACTATTTACAGTGTTATACATGAACCTCACCAGTGTATGGGTTGTTCAACCAGCGTGAGTAAGTTTCGGCTTGAGTGCTAAGTTTTTCTAGTTGGTATTTAGCGCAGAATTTTAGAAAATGTATGCCCACTTGCGGAACTGTAGTAGTTCGGACACTTTCCTTGATACGCTGATCAACCTTTTGTTTGATTTCGTCGGGTTGAGCAGTTAGGTCAATGAGAATTCTGTTTCGTTCAAAGTCATCGCGTACCCTGTGTTCTACACCATCATGATCGACCCACCTGGTTAACATGAACGTGTTTAACGCAAAGCCCCCGGCGTGACGATCAGCATACGCTTCCATAATGCCGACTTTATTCTTTGTACCTTTCTCACGCACCCCAGGATATGATGCAAAAATATTATCCGAAGAATCTCCCCGGATTAATTTTTTCCACAAACCATACTCGGGGTCTTCCAACAGTTTAGGAGTCTTGTCTTTGTTCAAGACAGGTTTACCCTTGTCATTAAAATAACCTTCTTTCGAGATAAGATGACCTTGCACACCATCCCACTGTTTGACTTTTTCGTTGCTCAATAATTGGTGATAGTCGCTGTCTGTGGACACGATGATGTGGTTTGCCTCTGGATGGCAGTGAATCCATCGTGCGATCATGTCATCAGCTTCTGCCTCTTCATGGCGCAAGACAGTGCAATTTGTTTTAGCTTTGATGTAATCCGTTAGTTCTGAATACACTTGCCAAAAAAGTTCCGACTCGGCTTTCTCGTCCTCAGTGATAGACATTTGATCGACTACGCGGTTCTTTTTATACGGAGCGTACAGTGATTTACGAAAGCTCCTGCCTTCTAAGCAGAATACAACGTGATCAATTCCGCAAAGACGAACGACCTGATTGATACTTGCGAGTGTCAGGTGCAGAGCAAACGCTGCCTTTTCCTCAGGATCAGAGTTGCGGCTTGCTACGTGTCTTGCTCTGAAAAAAGTGTTTGCAGTATCTATTAGTGCATATGTGGTCATGATTTTTATGTATTGAAATAATATGCGTAGATTATACGCATATTATGTTTAGCTGTCAATAATTAAAAACCCTCAAAATACTTTTCTGGGTATTTCAATGCAGTTTTCATAAAGTCTTTGAGATTGGGCGTGTCTCGATTCAGTGGAAGAAATTCTTTCTTCACAATAAAGATGCCCGGAATACGTGCAATTTTGGAACGATAGTATTCTTCCAAAACACCGACGGTGATTCCAGTATCTTTGACACTGATATAT